TGCGCGAATACCTCGAGCATGTCGCTGATCATGTGCCGCCCGTGCCCATCGACACGCTTGCCACCGCATACCTGCGCCCCACCGACCAACCGGGCAGCCTCTATGACGCCATGCTCAAGGCCACGCTCATCGCAGCCGTCCGCCGCATCTTCGACCCCGGCTGCAAGCATGACAGCGCCTGCGTGCTGATGGGACCGCAGGGCTGCGGCAAATCCACGTTCTGGCGCAACCTCGGTGGCCTGTGGTTCAGCGATGCACTGCGCGACATCGGCAGCAAGGATGACCTGATGGTCCTTCATCGCAGCTGGATCATGGAATGGGCGGAGTTGGATCACATCACCGGCCGTAAGCACGCTGGACAGGTCAAGGCCTTCCTCACCCAGCAGACTGACCTGTTCCGTGCGCCTTACCAGCGCACCACCGAGTCCTATCCCAGGCGGTCGATCATCGTCGGCAGCACCAACCGCGACACCGGCTTCCTGGTTGATGACACCGGCAACCGTCGTTTCTGGGTGATCCCCGTCACCACTGCTCCGCACATCCCTGTGGATGGCCTGCTGCTGGAACGTGATGCCATCTGGAGCGCAGCCGTCCAGGCGTATCGGGCAGGCGAGCCCAACCACCTTGGCAAGGAGCACTCAGCGCAGGTCGATGCCGAGAACGAAACCTATCTGGTGGACAGCCCATGGAAGGCTGCGATCCAGGAATGGCTGACCCGAAACCTCGGCCGACCCATCACCAGTGAGCTGATTTTGACCGAGGCGATCGGCAAGCCGGTGGAGCGCCAGGGGCGGGCAGACCAGATGCAGGTGGCCTCGATCTTCAGGGATCTGGGCTACGAAAAGAAGCGCGCATGGTTGGAAGGTAGGAACAAATGGGTGTTTGTCCAACCTCCCACATGAGGTTGGCAGGAGCAAAACTGTTGCCCTGCAGTCCTTTTACTATCCTCTCTAACCTTCTAACCTTAGTAATAAAGTGTATAAAGGGGGAAAGGGAGGAGGAGAAAAGCAGCTATAAGGGCAACGTTGGCGAGGTTGGGAGGTTGGCAGGTGACGCAATGCAACGATCCATTACCTCACCGCCAGCGGTGCTACACTGAGCGAGCGATTGGGACCCCCTGGAGGCTTGGCCTGTGAGCCGCTTCCAGGGGCCTTTTTTTGTCTGTACGGTGTGGGACGCCTAAGCTGGTCTTGAAGCTCCTTGCCGGGGCTGCTGGAGGGCTCTCATGGCATCCGTCGAGTTCAATGGCACCCAACTGGTCAAGGACCTGGACGTGTTCGCCAAGGTCCAGCTGCCCTTCGTCGCTGCGGTGACCGTCAACCGCCTCGCAACGCAGGTCCGCAAGGACCTCCAGCGCGAGATCCTCGACTCGTTCAACTACGTCTCCGCCTTCACCTACAAGAGCCCCCTGCAGCGTCACTTCGCAAGCAAGGCGGAGCCCTGGACCGAGGTCTACCTCAAGGACGAGGCCGCCAAGGGCCAGGCGCCGGCGCAATACCTGCTGCCGCAGATCACGGGTGGCCCGGTCCTGCGCACCCGCTTCCAGCGCCGCGCTACAGGCGCCGGCCCGGGGTACCTGGTGCCGCTGCTGGATTCACCGGCAGCCAAATTGAACAACATCGGGCGGATCTCGCCGGCGCAGTACACCGAGGCGCTCTATGGCATCAAGGCCATGGAGGATGTGCGCGCGTCGATGCGACCTGGCAAATACCGCACTGAGGGCAGCTATGTGTTCATCGGTCCGTCGCTGAACCCGTCGAAGCGCAAGCGCAAAGGTGGTGGCCGAAACCTCATCGGCGAGGGCTACGGCATTTATCGCGTGATGGGTGACGATTATGTGCAGCTGTTCAAGCTGCTGCGTCGCACGCCAACAGTGGAGAAGCGGTTTGATTTTGCATACGCTTCGCAGCTGTCGGTTGAGAAGAACGTCGAGAAGATTTTTGATAAAGCGATTTCAGAATTCGTGTGGCGACCCTAGGGACTTGCGGGGGTCCGGTTTATCAAGGGACTTGCAAGGGGTCGGTTTATTAAGGGACTTGCGGGGGGTCGGTTTATAGGGGTTGTGGCGCGCCGTAGCGCTCGTTTTCTATGTGCCCCCATACGGTCCCCCTGGCCACGCGTGCCCATCAATGCGCCGCGCCGCCAAACCGGCGCAACGCGCCGCACCTTGTGCCAATTGGCGATCCGGCCCAATTTGCGGCACGTGCACTGCCGGCGGTGCCCACTTCGTCTACCATTGGCAGTGGCAGCGGAATTCCGCGCCGACTTTCCCCATCGCATCCAACAAAATGACCCTATCTCTCGTTTTCTGGCTGATCGCGCCGGCCCTGGTGCTGATCGCCGTCATCGATCTGGCCACTATGTCCACAGAGCGCCGCGCGCGTTTTCTGCGCAGCTCTGGCCTGTCTCAGGTCGCGATCGCCGAGCGCCTAGGCGTTTCCCGCTATCGGATCCGGCAGGCGCTCGCATGATCGGTCCGATCCTTCCTGGTGAGCGCGCCGACCTGGTGCGCAGTCTCCCCCCGCGCCGGCCGACCGGCGCAACGCTTCCCCCCGTCTGATCCCCCATCGCCCGCCGGGAGCGTTTCCCGGCATTCATCCCATCGCATTGAATCCATGTCTCGCATTTCCAGCGCTCGCATCCATGCGCGCGCAATTTCAGCCGCTAAGGCGCTCGCCCTTCCTGTGGAGGAAATCTGGGCGAGCCACAGCGGCCCCGGCTGGAGCGTTTTCCGCCAATTCGGCGCCGGCGCGCAGGCGCTCGCCGAATGCTTGACCGCCAGGGAAGCCGACAACTTCCTTAAGGGTCTCGAGATCGGCGCCACCCTTGTAAACGGGGGCCGCTGATCATGCTCGCCGACCTGAAATTCCACCTAACGGCCGTTAGCAGCAACGCCAAAACCGGCCCTATTCCCGTTAGCACGTCAAGTCGCCGGACATGCTCGCCGACCTGTCCCTTCCTATTCAATGGCTGTTATGCGGAGAATCACCCTATGCGCCACCATTGGGACGCCGTCACTCGAGGCGATCGGGGGCTCAGTTTCCGGCATTTCATCGCTGGAATCATGGCGCTCCCCATTGGCCAACTCTGGCGCCATAATCAAGCCGGAGACCTGCCGCATAACAGCGGCCGCATCTCTCGGCGCTTCATCCGCGGAATCGTGGCGGCAAACCGTGGGAAGCGTGGCTTCACGTATACCCATCACGATCTGAGCAAGGGCGAAAACCTAGCCCTGATCCGTTTCGCAAACCGGCAAGGGTTTGCCGTCAACGTTTCCAGCGAAACGGAAACGGCGGCCGATCGTGCCATTGCAGCGGGCCTTCCTGCTGTTATGGCGCTCCCGTCAACGGAGCAACGCGCCTCTTGGCGCACGCCCGATGGGAACGTTGTGCTGGTTTGCCCGGCGCAACGGCAAGACAACAAAACCTGTGCTGACTGTGGCCTATGCGCTCCAGGCGGCCGCGGCAAACGCGTCATCGTTGGATTCTTGGCGCACGGCGCCGGCAAACGCAAGGCTGATTCTGCCATTGCTGTAGCAAACGCCTAACCGATCCCGCCAAACTCTCAGCCCCTGGTGCCATCGCCAGGGGCTTTATTGTGCCCCTTGATTCTCAATAGGCCGCCTTATTGATTCTCACTATTGATTCTCAACACGGGTCCTTATTGCGACCTGCGGTGCAGGTGAATTCGAGGCTCACTTACGAGCTAGCGTCAGGTCCCACAAGTCTCAAACGGGACGCAGCGTGAGAAAAAAAAGCCATAGCGCTCCCCACCCGTTTAAGAGTTCAATGGTTCACTACTATTATTCAAGGGCCACAGGGGCCATCACCGCTTGCTCGTCACCTTTAGCGAATTTGCCGCCATCAAGGGCTGCGCGAAGGGCACCGTCACGGCTGCCACCAAGGCGCGCATCGCCGAGGCTGTGGTGGACAAGGACGGCAAAAGGTGGCTGGACCGCGACCTAGCCCTAGAGCTGTGGGACCGCAACACCAAGGCAACCCATAACTCTAAGGTCAGGATCCCCGATCCGATACCGGCAGCTGATACTGCAACACAGCTTCGCAAAGCGATCAGCGCCTTGCCGGACGATGCGATCCCCGATCTCAATGAGTCTCGCGCGAGACGCGAGCACTACCAGGCAGAGCTGGCGAAGCTGGAGGTGGATCTGAAGCGACGTGAGCTGGTGCCGGCGGTGGATGTGCAGAAGGAAGCGTTTGCGCTGGGGAGGAGCGTGCGCGAGGCACTGGCCAACCTGGCCGATCGGTTGAGTTACCAGTTGGCAGGTGAGACCGATCCGGTACGGATCCATGCGGTGCTGACGGATGAGCACCGTGCGGCATTGGTGGAGCTGAGCAATGGCTAATCCATGGCGCGCTGGATTCCTCGAGGGCCTGCGACCTGAGGAACCGCTGACGGTGAGCGAGTGGGCGGACAAGCACCGGCGGCTGAGCAGCAAGGCAAGCGCTGAGCCGGGGCCATGGCGGACTGGTCGGACGCCGTATCTGCGGGAGCCGATGGATTGCCTGAGCAGCAGCAGCCCGGTCCAGCGGGTGGTGATGATGTTCGCGGCGCAGACGGGCAAGACGGAGGCGGGCAGCAACTGGCTGGGCTATGTGATCGACCACGCACCAGGCCCCCTCCTCGCTGTACAGCCGACGGTGGAGATGGCCAAGCGGCTGAGCAAACAACGGCTCGAGAGCATGATCACCGACACGCCATGTTTGGCGGCGAAGATCGCGCCAGCGAGGGCGAGGGATTCGGGGAACACGATGTTCAGTAAAGAGTTCAGCGGCGGGATCATGCTGCTGACCGGGGCCAACAGTGCGACGGGCCTGCGATCGGCGCCATGCCGTTACCTGTTCGCTGATGAGGTTGATGCCTTCCCCAGCGATGTGGACGGCGAAGGTGATCCGGTGGCACTGGCCGAGCGGCGGACGACGACGTTCGCGCGGCGGAAGATTCTGCTGACCAGCACGCCAACGGTGAAGGACTTCAGCCGGATCGAGGCGGAGTATCTGCGCAGCGATCAGCGGCGGTTCTATGTGCCGTGCCCGAGCTGCGGCGGGATGCAGTGGCTGCAATGGCCGCGGCTGAAGTGGGACGCAAAGCGACCGGGCGATGTCAGGTATCAGTGCGAGCACTGCAGCGAGCGGTTTGAGGAGAACCACAAGCCGGCGATGCTGGCTGCTGGCGAGTGGCGTGCGACAGCGCCGAGCGATGGGCGAACGGCTGGGTTCCAGCTGTCCGGGCTTTATAGCCCGCTGGGGTGGTGCAGCTGGGAGCAGCTGGTGGATGACTTCCTGCGGGCGAAATCAGACGCGCCAGCGCTGAAGGCGTTCGTCAACACCAGACTGGCCGAGACCTGGGAAGAGGACTATGCCGCGGCCGTGAGCGCTGACGGTTTGATGACCAAGCGGCTGGCGTATGAGTCGGGCACCTGCCCCGATGGCGTGGTGCTGCTGACGTGCGGCGTGGACGTGCAGGACAACAGGCTGGCTGTGAGTGTGTGGGGCTGGGGCGAGGGCGAGACTGGCTGGCTGATCTGGCACCAGGAGTTGATGGGTGACCCGACGCAGGTGGAGGTATGGGGCCAGCTGGATCAGGTGCTGGTGACTGAATGGGCAACGGTTGCGGGCAAGGCGTTGAAGGTGTCGCAGGTGGCGGTGGACAGTGGCGGCCACTGCACGCATGAGGTCTACCGGTATGTGCGCGATCGCGTGCGGCAGAACGTGGTGGCGATCAAGGGCAGCAGCAGACGCAACAGCTCGGCGGTGGGCAAGGGCAACAAGGTGGATGTGAGCTGGCAGGGCCGGGTGTTGAAGCGTGGCGTGACGTTGTATCAGCTGGGGACTGACACGATCAAGACGACGCTGTTCGGCAGGTTGCGACACAACGAAGCAGGCGGTATCGGGACGCTGCACTTCGGGATGGCAGCGGATGAGGAGTATTTCAGGCAGCTGACCAGCGAGCGGCAGGCGTTGCGATATCACCGCGGCTTTCCGATCCGCGAGTGGGTGAAGAAAGCAGGTGACCGAAACGAGGCGCTGGACTGTGTGGTCTATGCCTATGCGGCGATGCTGCTGTTCTCAAGACGGATGAACCGCGCGACGATGTGGCAGCAGCTGGCGGATCAGTTGGATCATGGCAAGAAGGCGCCGCTAAGATCGAAACGGCAGCCGGCCTCTGCGGCTGTCAGTGGCTTCGTCGGCAACTGGTAGGTCGTGAACATCCCCAGCGAAATCAGAGCAGGCGACACGATCCAGTGGCGGGATGTTCCTGGTGCTGACAACTTGGTCAATGCGATCAGCAGTTCTGACTACACCCTCACGTACTACCTGCGGACCAATACGGCCAGCGAAGGCGCGACGGTGGTGGGCA